AAATGATCTCGGTTCTCATGGCGATACCTTCACCATAGCCAACTGCATCCTTGTGGAATGCAAAGCAGCTGCGATCAAGTGAGGCATCAATAGCCAAGCCGCCTTCAGAGCGGTCACCCAAGACATGGAACGTGAAGCCCAAGTAGGTGTTGAGCTCGCCCTGCACCAGCGCTTTAACGCTGTTGAAGTCGGAGCTGGTCACGCTAGTCTCAGACAGCAAGTTGGCCAAGCCATTTGCGTGAATGATGATGTTGCGGCCATCGGGTGGAACATTGTTCTTGTCCATTAAGCGCTTAGCTTCGCGCAGCTTGGTAATGTTCATGTTGGAGTCTGTGCCACCAATGTCATTGCTGACGGTCAAGCTGGTGCTAGATGCGGTAAGTGCATCTAAGATCATCTGATCTTGGCGACGGCCCATAGCGCCAGCAACAACTTGCACCAATTCTTGGCGCTCATCGAAGTTGACCTTGGCTTGGCTAAAAATGTCAGAGTACTCTGCTGCGTTGTAGTCAGCCAAAGTCAAAGTGACTGAGCTAAATGCAACATTCAGAGGTGTGACATCGGTTTGGGGGACGCGAATAGTTGCGACACCCTTGCCTACTTTGGGGAACTTAACAGTTGAACCTTCGACTCCACGACGCTGGCGAACCGCCGGAACCAACTTTGCCATACCTTGGTAGGCTTGTTTGACTTCCGCGTCGAAGAGAGTAACGAAGGCATTGCTTAAAGAAATGCTCATTGGGATACCTCATTCGGTTAATTAAAAACAGGGTTCTCGCGCCGGTAAGCCTGATAGTCAGGGCCGAATGCTTGCTGGTATCGCCAGCCAATCGTCAGCATCCACTGCGGTAAGGGTCGGTTGCCCGGTAGGCCTTGGCCGGATTGTATGACTTTTTTGATAAAAGCAATAGGGGTGCTTGACTGTTGTACAAAAAAGACCCAGCCGAAGCTGGGTCAAAGGGCAACTGCTTGCCTTAGAGAGATTATTTAAAGTTCGATTGAAACATCTTTTCTACCTTGTTGCGGTAGCCGGGGTCGGATTTGTAGCGTGGATCGTTGACCATTTGATAGAGCTCGTCCTTGCTGGGTGCGCCTTCAAGCGGTGCGCTCTGGGTTGGCACCCTGCCCTCATAGGCCTCGCGCACCTTCATTAGAGCGGTGATGCCGCGAGCGGTGCCGCCCATAATCTTGAATTCCTCAAAATCATCTTTTGACCAGACACCCTTGTTGACCAAGCCGCGAGCCCAGTCCACCATCCCGTTCACAATCGCGCCGCCGTTGGGGCCTAACTGCTTCATCTCAACAGCCGGGTCAACCATGTCGCCCTGCATGATTTCTCGCGCTTGTGTCTGGAGGTTGTTGGCTAGATCGTCAAACGCAGCCTGCGACAGATTGTTTTCCTTGGCCCATGTAGACAAGGTCGTGGCTATGGCGTTTGTGTCTGCCTCTTCGCCAAAGGCTTTAAGGTCGTACTTGCCGTCTGCTGGCGCTTTGTGCTTGCCTTGGCTGATTTGCTTACGCAGATCCGACCAGGATTTTGCAATGCCTTCTAGGTCGGGCTCGTTGGAGTCTTTCTTCCAGAAGTTTTCTGGCCAGAAGTCTGGCCGCTCAAGTGGATCATCGGGCGTTGGTGCATCTGCCTGCACTGCCTTGTGGTCGATTTCGACCGCTTGTGGATTGTCTGGCTTGGTTTCGTCACTTACTTGCACGTTGTCAAGTAGGCCGGTTGCACCGGGCTCGACGGTTGCTGTGTCGTTCATAGTTTCCTTGCTGAGTTAATCCGCACCTCAATGTCCCTCACCACTGTCCTTTGCCCTTCAGCAAAGAATGCGTATGAGGGGTCTGTGCCCGGTACGGCGATGGGCACATTCACATACATGTGCTGCAACCATTGCAGCAGCTTCTGACCATCTTCAGAGCCAAACACCCGCAGCGTCAGCTTGGCCAAGTCCTCGCGCTTTTGGTCAACCTCGCGGATGTCGCTGGGCTGGCCGATGGCCTCTAGTTCTTCCCAGCTCATTTGGCGGGGGGCTGCATAACTTCATCAGGCCCAGCAAAGGGTGACATGCCCGACTTCATGCGTGTTTGCGCGTGTTCGTAGGCTTTGTCCATGATTGATGGCGGTAAATTGTTGAAAAAACTTTTGCCTTTTATGTCTGTGCTTAAAAGGTAATTCAGCTCTTTCTTGGTAAGGGTTGGGACAATCAATGGGATCTCCATCTCCTTGCCATTCACACCAACACCCACAGATATCTCTGTGGATACGCCGCCATCTGGGCGCTTTAGCTCGCCAAAGAACCCCATGCCTTTAGCTTCGCCGTCTTGTCTGTTGCCGTAGTCCATCACATTGCCTCCATAGGTGCTGGTAGTGCTTGCATGCCGGCACCAGCTTGGGCCTGCATGGCCATAGCTTGTGCGATAGCTTGCTGCTGTTGTTGATTGCGCATCTCTTCCATAAGCACGGCTCGCTCGGCTGCGGTGTTGCGCACGGCTGCAGGCACACCCAGCTTGTCGGCAAGGTAGTCCACCAGAATGTCGGTCTTGATGACCAGCTGGCCGTCGGTGCCCAAGCTCTGAGCAATTTGCATGTACTGCATGATGGAGTTGACTTCCTCCATGTTTTGCGCCATGGCCAGCGGGGCCACTGGGGTAACCTTGACTTCCAGCCCGTTGACCCGCAGCGGCATGTCGATCAGGCCACGCTCATCCATGACTTCCAAGATCTTGGCCGTGACGGGGATCATGGTCTCGTTGATCAAGCGGCCAAAGGCAGAGCCAAGGTTCTGGGCCAGCTCCTTCATGCGCTCGACAATCTCGGTGGCAGACCGTGCAGACATGTTGTCGGGTGGCAGCGACTCATCCAGCAAGATCCGCTTAATACTTGCCGTCATGTCGTTGATCACCAGCTGGCTGATATTGAAGTCGCCAGAGCGGGGCAGAGCCAGCAGGGCAGGGCCTTGGGATCCACCATTGCGAGCCACTGGGATGATGGCACCCGGCACAATCTTGACCGTGTTGGGGTTGAGCACACCGTCGTCTGCCGCTGTATATACACCGGCCACGGCCAGCGATGCGTTCTTGAGCAGCAGCTCTTTGACCTTGTTCAGCGTCTTGATGTCGGGCAGGGCAGTCATCAACGGGCCACGGCCATAGATCTCGCCAGCCACCTTCATGTACCGGCTGATCACCCACGGACTCATCTTGCGACGGCGGTAGACAATCTCTGTCTTAGATACCTTGTCGATAACGTGGTAACAGTAGTCGCCACGCTTGTAATCATAGATCGTGGCTTCCAGCAACTCTATGTCATCAGTAGGCTTGTTCTCTATGCGGCGCTTTAGATCGTCTGATATCTCGGCATCTGGCCACTGGCGCTGAATGCTCTCACCCTTCATGCGCATGCGGCGGTAGACGTTGTCCACTTGGCCGTTGGCACCTTCCTCGTAGCTCACCAAGAACAGGGGCACGGGGATGAAGTTGAGCGGCTGCACATCGTCGCCGGGCTGCACCATCATACAGGCGGTGCCTACCGCCAGATCCAGCAAGAACTCGCCCATGGCGATGTCAAAGTTGGACTGGTTCAGCATGGTGAACATCTTTTCTTGGTAGACCTCAAGCACAGCTTGGGCTTGCTGCTTGCGCTCTGGCGGGATATCCGAGCCAGCTTCCAGCTTGGCCCACTTGCGTTGTGGCGGGAACACAACAGACTGCAGCCGGTTGGCAAAGCGCTGGGTGGAGTTGATGGCGGTCGAGTCAAAGACGCGCTGCATCTTCTTGGACCCAACTGCGCCACCCTCCCACACACCGTATAGCTGGCGCTGGGGCAAGGCGAATTCGTAGGCATCTTGGTAGAGTTGCTGGAATTCATCCTTCTTGGCTTGGGCGGCGGTTTGCCGTTTCAAGATCTGCTCTGGTGTCAGACGCATGCCGCCAGACGGGTTATTTTTTTCGTATTCCATCATCAATCCTTTTGCAATTCGTACTTCTCCAACATGTTGCGGCCTTTGGCTGCCAGCCTTGCAGCTGCGCCAGCTGTGCGCGGCACCGGCTCTCCCCACGCATTGGCTGCCAGCGCCAGCCGGGTGGGCTTGCCCTTGTCATCCACCAGTGGGCCGCTTGGGTTGGTGTAGAAACGGGTCAGGAATGATCCCTTGCGACGCAGCGCTTGGCCTGCTGGGCTCTTTTCTTTGACACCCGGCTGCAGGTTGCCGCTTTCACCAGAGCTCTCAAACTTGCGCCGACCGGCTTCGGTCAGGCCACCCTCTGGATCCTTGTATTTGCTCACTTCTTTTCTCGCGCCGCAGCCATGTTGTCAACCAAGTTGGGGTAAGGCCTGCCAGCTTTTGCGGCACGACGCATAGCGTTGCGCTTCTCGGCTGATGACATTTCCTTTGGCTTGCCAAGATCTTTGGGCCGAGGCTTGTCCCAGACCTCTTTCACTTCTTTTCCTTGCCAGCTTTAGACATGGCAATGGCCACGGCTTGCTTTTGGCTTGTGACTTTGTCGCCACTTGAGCTTTTCAGCTGGCCAGCCTTGTATTCGCGCATGGTCTTGGCGACCTTGTCTTTCATCTTGCTTGATTTATCGTCATAGTGTCCGGGCATTATTCAGCTCCTCTTAACATTGGTCTACTCATCTTGCGGGAAACGGCACCAAGCCTTGCGGCGCGGCGCTCGCCCACCTCTCGTTTAAATGTGCTCTCGGCTGCTGTGCGCTTTGCACCGAACTCACCTTCGTCAAACTTCTCTATGTCTGGCGCGGTTGGCGCGGTTGGCAGCGCGGGCGCTTTTTCGGTGAACGTCGGTATAGGCTTTGGGACGTAGTAGGTAAAGTTTTCACGCTTTGTTGTATATCCAGCCAGACCCCACAAACCCCACCTTGGCTCCTTGGTTACTTTGACCCCTGTTGCCTCAGTCACTGGGTTTTTTTCTAAGTCTGCAAGCAATACGTTGTAGTCATCAAGCTTTTTTTGGTAGGCAGACTTTTGTGTTTCATAGGTTGGCAGCAGCGACTCTTTGTATGTGGCCATCTGAGTCTCAAACGGCTTCATCTGCTCAGCCACACCGGCTTGGTAGCCAGTGAATGCTGTCTGGTACTCACCGGTCAGCGCATCAATGTTGGCTTTGTACTGCTTGGCCAGCCGGTCAATGTCGGATGTGCTGCGCCGGGCGATCTGGCGTTGTTTGAATTGGGGCAGTGTGGCCATTACTGGATCCTCATGCCTGCGCTGCCGAGATCCATACCAATACCCAGCTCTGCATCCATGCGCTCACCTGAGAGCAGGGATCTACGGCCACCACGGGTGCGAGCTCTGAGCGCAGATGCTTCGGCAGCTGCTGCCTTGCGGCGCTCTTCGTCGGCTGCGGCCTGCACCTCTTTTGCTTTGCTCTCCATCTCCAGCTTGTTGGTCTGGTAGTTTTGCTGCGATGTCGCAAACTGCTCGCGGGCGGTGTTGGCTTGCTGCTCAAGGGATGCGCCTTGCTTGGCATACTCAGCGGTTTGTCTTCCAAGCTCAAGTCGCATGGCTGCTTGGTCAGAGGACTGCTGCGCCAGCATAGTGCGCTGGTCTGATTCAGCCTGTTTTCGTGACTTACGCGCTTGGTCTGCGTTGTATGCGGTGCTTAAGATGATGGCACCAGAGATAAAATATGTCATTCAATTAACTCCTTGTGTTCATAAACCTCCATGCCCAGCTCGGCGTATTCCAGCGCGGTGAACATGTCTTCCAGTGTCTTGATGTCTGTCTCATCGGTCGGGTTGGGGTGGATTGTTGTCCAGATTGCATCCTCATGGGTATGCACCACTCGCTTGGTGCCCGGCTCGGAGATAAATGACGCTGGCGCTGTGTGTGTCTCCAGCCCAAACTCGGTGTAGCAGGTGATGCTGCCTTGGCTGATGATGTTGAAGTGGCGATGGCGATGGATCTTGCCGACCACCACGGTGCCAGCGGGCAGGTGGATCTCACGCGCATAGAGGCCGGGTGCCAGCCAGTGCTTGAGGGGTGGGGATTCATCCATGCGCTCACCATCTGGCAGCGCTTGACAAGCCTTTTGAATGGCCATGATCTTCTGCCGCGCCACTGGTGCAGGCAGATTTGATTTTGGCATTTCAATGATGGCTGTACTCATACCAACAGATTCTATTGAACTTTGTACAAGGGGCAATTACTGTATATCGTGGCGATATATC